TATACTTATAGCCGCCGTGCCATCAAAACTGACACCAGCTATATTTCTTGCAGTTTCAAGCGCTGTAGCTGTGGCTGCATTACCAGTAATATCACCAGTTAGATCACCAGTAACATCACCAGTAACATCGCCAGTTAAATCACCAGTAACATCACCCGTTAGATCACCAGTAAAACCTGTAGATGTTACCGATGTTAATCCGGTTATGGTTGTATCTAGGTTTAATGTAACAGTGCCGCTTGTTCCACCGCCATTTAAGTTTGTTCCTGCAGTAACACCTTCTATATCGCCAGCTAATGTTTCGGCTTGCCAACCGTTAGTGGTGTCGTATACTAGTGATTGGCCATCTGTTGGTGTCATAGACGCGTAAACGTCTGAAAGATCTTTTATTGATACTGCAGCTGAAGCTCCTAACGCTACTGTTTGACCAGCCACGGTAACCGAACTATTAGCTAAAGATGTGTTTGGTATACTGGATAAACCTAACGTGATCGTACCAGACGAAGTTATCGGAGATCCACTATCTACATCAATGCCGTCAGTACCGGTAATAGCAACGCTAACAACGCTACCCGCACCAGCCGTAGATGGTTCCCATGTCGATCCTGACCAACTTAGTGTTTCTCCCGTACCTGGCGCTGTAGAAGCAACGTTAGATAAATCAGCTAGTGCTATATCTATATTTGCTGTTCCGTCGAAGCTGTTACCAGCTATTGTTCTAGCCGTCTCTAATGCAGTTGCAGTATCAGCATTACCAGTTACGTCTCCAGTTAAGTCACCAGTAACGTTACCAGTTACATTACCTGTAATGTCGCCAGTCACATCGCCAGTAAATGTATTTGCTGTAACCGTGTTATCTTTTAAAACTACACTATCAATCGTAATCCCGGCATCGGTAGTAGTTTCTTCTATATCATCAGTAGTAATTTTTTGACCGGCAGTAACAACAATATCATAAGCGCCGGTAGTATTACCATTCGCAAGAATTTCAGTTAAAGTATCAGATGCTGATACCGCAGTAGCAACATAAGCTGTAGTAGCAACCTTTGTAGAATTATCACCAGAAGATTGAGTAGTAGCCGTTACTCCGTCGGCTAATACACTTGTTGCAGTAACGTTTCCTGTTAGGTCTCCAGTTACATCACCGGTTAAATCTCCGACAAAATCAGTAGATGTTACAGATACTAAACCTGTTACGGTTGTATCTAAATCAACGGTTGTATCATAACCAGAAGTGCTAACAGTTTCAGTAATGTTAGCACCACCTTTAACTCCTTCTAAAATATAGTTTTTAGCTGAGCCAGCTGGAAGCCTGTTATCGTCTGTTGAGCGTGCTATATGAAAGAAATCATTCGCATCATCTAATGGCCCTCCGGTAGGACCGGACCGTGGCGTCATAGTTGGGACTGTAATAGTGGACATATTAACTCGTTACTACGTAGTCAGAGCCTGAACCAGCGTCAACCGTTGTGACGTAGGTTTTAGCAATAATGGAAGCAATCTCGTATTGAGACTGGGTAGATATTTGCATATCGTTTCCAGGATCGAGAAAGAAGTTTGCTGTGCGCTTCGTATACCTTCTGAATGAGCCGCCACCGACTAAACCGATGGTTTTGATTCTACCAAGAAGTTGCTGTAACTGATTCGCATATATCTCGTAATCAGGCTGCCTATAATGAGCCTTCATAGTAGTTATAGCATGTAATAATATTAGCTGAGGATTAACCGCGGCTGTATCCGTATCAGTAGAAAAAGATGTAAGACCAGCGTTGTACTCTAGTCTAAACTTTGAAGTACTATCGTTTGGTACTGGCCACAGTTCTATTTTAGTTGTTCCAGCATCGTCAATCACGTCCCATCTTACGGGATCCATATCGTTAAGCACTGGTAGATCATTGTGCCTGTGAACTCCAATACCTATTTGAAGTTCATAGAACCTACCGGTACCTTGACGCTGTATAGATACAGTTAAAGGTTTATAGGGATCGCAATCTGTTGGGAACGGGTAATAAGCTGTTCCAGATGTGGTTGTGCCAGGAACAGCGTTATTTATCTTCTTGGTGAGTAAATCACCAAATTCATAAAATAACTGATCCTGAGCGCTTCGTAAGGCTGAATTAAGTATATCTACCTGCGCTATAGCAGCAGATCCAGATGCACTAAACCCCAGCCGCTGCGCTAGTTCTGTTCGAAGACTTAGAAGTGTTCTTGACATTCTTTTCTTTCGCCATTATTTTATCTAAGGCATCTACTAAACCCTGCAGCGGTCTTCCAAATACTGATAATACGGAGTTTTCTCCATACTGTCCAGAAAGCCTAGTCCACTCTTCTTGAATGTCGTCAACCTCAAAAATGCCTTCTGTTTTACTTTCAACAGACACTGTAGGACCATATCTTTCTAAGTAGAAAGGTAACTCGTGAGACGGTATTCGTTTTGCAGGTTTAGTAAACTGATCGTTATCGATTTTGATCAAAATTCTAGGAACTTGATACATGATATCTCCCTATAAAAAAGGGTCGGGGGGAGCGATCAGGCTCCCCCTTTCCCAAAGGTTTTTACGCGACACTCCAGAGAACGCCATGACAGTTCAGACGGTTAGCCGTCAAAGAACCACGCCATGTCATACCCCAGTAGTACTCGTACTTGTTGTACTGACGCGGCGGCTTCCTAGCAACCATATCATTGCCCTCGATTGGGCGCAGAGAAAGGTGATTACTATTAAGGAAGTAGCAGCGACGCTTCCAAGCGTAAGTAGCAGAGCTGTCTTTTGTAGTGCATCCACCATCAAACGACGGATCCCAAAGAATTGGAACACCCTGGAAGTAAAGGCCGGTGAACGTGCCACCATTCTTGACTTCAACAGAAGGATCTAGATTCCAAGGCATCTGTGCTTGCTGGGTCGGTTGAACCGCATAACGCGATACGGCCGAGTTAGCTGCTTCTCGGAAATTGTCAATAAACGTCGATCCAGCGAGGATGATGTCAGGGCTTCCGCCATTTTTCTGACATTCACGCCACATAGCCGTCATTTCGTCTAACAAAGTAGCAGTTGTAACACCGGTGCCGGTAGCGCCAGTATCATTGAGTCCAGAGCCATCGTTCCAATGGTTGTTCCAGTAGTTAGTACCGGTGTGGGCAGTTTTTGTGATGCCACCAACAGTGCTAGCAGTATCTTTGATATCAACAATAAAGTCGAGACCGTTTATGATACGACCACTCGAACTAGTACCCGAACCACCCGGGTCAATAGTACCATCCAAATGAAGCGAAAGATCGAGAATCTCTTCAAAGCCAAGGCGCAGAGTTTCCATGCCTTCGTTGAAGATGTTAGTTAGCTGGACTAGGCCAGCAGATGAAGAATTCCGGGGTGCGGAATCTGTAACGATAATACCGTTACCGAGCAAGAAGTCTTCAGTGAAATAGAAACCATCGTGCGCAGAACACCACGGCCAGTACGCTTGGCGTACGGTATCGCGAGTGTTATAGGTGACAGTGTCCGTAGTGTTTTTGGTACTTGCATGTTCACCAAACCACTGGAAGTTACTGTCATATCCTGTTCGCAGCTGCTCAACAATGTTCTCTTTACCGCCGCCCCAAGGCTTTTTCTTAGCCGTAAGAGCTTTCAGCAAAGGACGTTCCTGAGCTACCTGATCGATAGGTTTATTTTTCAGATAATTCTGAAGAGCTACATAACCCAGCTGGGTAATATCGGCACTATTTAAAGCAGTATTTGTTGCCATGATATTTCCTGTTATCGGTTAAAGTAGTTAATCTATTTACAGGGTTGCCGCACGAATGCATTTCTTGTGCTACTGGGCGGGTGGGTCCCAGCTATTACACCCTTCACCTGTTGTGTAATTGGTCTAAGTGATACTGTAAAAACTCTGGAGTAACCTCCGCAGTTTTTAACTCAGCACTATCGACCGCGCCGCCACTTGAACTACTAGGAGCTAGAGGCCCAGATTGTTTACTAGCGTTTGTTCTTTTTGAGGCAAGTGACATCCCTCGCGTGAGAACATCGTATTCATTTTTGAGAAGAGGAAGCCAACTACTGGGGCTTACGCCGGAATTAGCTATCTTCTCTCCAATGTCCAACATTATATCACGTTTTGATTCGAAGTCAGCATCAGATGTTTTGATGCCATCCTCCCAAGACTTTATATCGTTATACGCTGTAGACTGCGCTGCGTCGTAAGCTTGCTGCTGCCTACTCGATTCTTCTGTTTGTTGAGAAAACTCTTGCCTAGATTGGTTAATAGAGTTAGCTTGAACCCTCTGGGCAGCTAGCTTATTAGCCCACTCACTAGACATCTCAAGGTCATCTACAGCTTTCGACAAATCTTCGAAATCAGAGTACGATGACTTTTCGTTATCCTGACCCCCTTGTACACCAAGCCTTTCGGCTATGACATTAGAAAATTGATCTAGTTTAGATAACGCACTACGAGCGGCATCCCAATCTCCAGAATTCAAAGATTTAAATATATCGAGAGCAAAGTTGAGTTGATCTGGTTGTGTGCCGGAGCCTAAAACATGCTCAGCCATAGCCTGCGATGGTTCTAACTCTCCTATACGACCTTCTAAATCCCTGTTTCTAGATACTAAATCTTTAAACCTTTCTTGGGCTTTTGGCTTTAGGTTATCTAATATTTCGTCATCAGACAGCTCTACCTCTTTTACATCAGCAGTCTTTTCTTCTTCCTTGCTCTCAACTTTTTCAACGACCTTTTCGTCAGGCTTATCATCAGTGGCTGCCTCTTTTTTAACTTCTTCAACCGATTCATCCTTGCTGGCTTCCTGCTCTTTTTGAGCCTCGTCAAAAGTTGGAGATGATTCTAAGTCTAGCTCTATATCTTCGCCGCTACTTCCCTCTTTCTCCTGTTGCAAGTCGTCAAAAGCTTGGGATAGCACATCTTTTGTTGAATCGAAAAGTTCTTCGTTACTTAGTTCCGCTGCTGGTTGAGCCATCAGTTTCTCCCTTATTGGCCTGTCTCTTCAGGCGTTCTATACCTATTTCTAGACCTTTGGTTTACACGGTTTGCTGGAGCATTCTCCTGTTGAACATATCCAGGATTTGCTCTACCACCTGCTGGTGATGGTGGTTGTCCTGCCTGTTGACCACCATACCTATTTCCGCCGCTTTGCATAGCTGCTTGTACCTGCTCGTTCTGAGATGCGTATTCCATTATATCTTGTGGGATAGGCGGTATGAATTTAGTAACATCTATCCTTTCGTCGAACCTCTTAAATGTTTCCTTTACTAGGTTAATGAACGGATTAAACTCATCCGGTATACCCTGAGCTCTCATCATCTGTATAGCGTCGATGTTTTGCATTATAATTGGCATAACCTCGATCCACCGCATTTGCTCTACATTTTTATCAGGTTTTTCAGTACTACCGGCTCTGATTTCGATGTTTACTTTATCGTATAACGTTTGCTTATCTAGTTGCGGCCAAAACGCATTTTGACCAGCTTCTTGTAAAACCATTTCTGGTGACATTTCTTGAAGCAATATTTCAGCAGAAAATTTCGCTAAATCAGTTAACCACTCTTCAAGTAAATCTACTTTTTCGTTAACCCTAGTAGATAAACCTTCTTGAAGAATGTTAGCTTCAGTAGCTGTTTTAGAACGCGTTACAGATCCTCTAGCTGCATCTCCTAAACCGCTAATCCATTCTATGTCAGCTCTTATAGAAGCTGTATCGTATATCATAGGGTTAAACGGAGGCATAGATGCTGGTTGAAATACAGTATTAACACCAGCTCCAGAAGCATTAATTAATGCTATATCACCAATAGTAGCGTTTGAAAACGTTTCTATATCTTCAGCATTTATTCTACTGGAGTCAGCAACATAGAACGGAGCGGATAAATCTCTGTGTTTCGATGCTTGAGTTCTTATCGTCATGTACTCATCTTGTAGATTTTCTAAAAGATCTACATCAGATATAGGCCACTCTTCTCCATCAATCCAGTTCAAACCTAATATAAAGAAAGGAAACCAGCAGTCGCCCATCTTGGTTGGGTGAAAAGGCGTCTTTATGTATGTGTCGCCACCCTCTGCCCAAGTGTATACTGTTTGTGTAACTTTATCCCAGTATTCCCATATAGCTATAGCGATTGCTACATCCTCGGAATCGCCAGTACTTGCATCTCTAGTTAACCTTTGGGGTATACCGTTCTGGTTTCTACGGTAAGTAGTAAACTTTTCTATACCTTTTTTATCAAGCTGAAACCGTGACATAACCTCTTTTGGGGTCATCCAGGTTCTGTTTGCCATCCATCTAGCTTGCTTATAATCCTGCAAAGAATCTAGAGATGTATCCATACGAAAATCTTCTGGACGAACAAACCCTAGGTTTAATCCTTCGCGCCGTAGAACCGTGGCTTGCGCCTCAAGACTCTCAACAATCATATTCTGCTCTTGTACTAGAGCGTCCTTGTCTTGAGAATCTACAGCGTCTTCCTTTTTAATGGTATCTATAAGAGCAGCTAAACTTTCCTGAGCGTCATTCAACTGCCTGCTAACTAGAGGATCTTTTATGTAATCTCTTTGGTACGTTACTTTTATAATACCAATTTTACTAACCATGCAAGATCTAAGAATTTGTTTTGCTATACGCTTTAGTTCTGCCTTCTTTAGACAACTATTAAGCACAACCTCTAACGTGGTTGAAAATAGATCAGCAGTCCTATAATCATAACCACTAGGATCTACATGTTCGTTTGGCTTTACACTTATCTCTGGGTTTTTAGCGTAAATTAACGGAAGAATATTCTGCAGAGTTGCATGAATAATATTTCCTTTAACAATTCGGCCAGCTTCTTGACTAGCTTGACCAGCTGTTATAGTTTGAGATCTCCACGTAGTTTTACCTAGTGCATATCTTCGACTATGTTCTATTTCCCTATAATGTCGCTTCCATTTTCTATATGATAACGCAACATTGTTCTGGAACTCTCGTATCAACCCCTTTGAAGAGGTAGAAACTTCTGGGAATGTAGAAGAAATTCCACTAATTTCTAAATCAGACATCGTAATCCTCGTAAAGTTCTGATAACCTATCTAACCACTCTAGAGTAAATGGATTAGGATCAGTTTTCTTTGGTTTAGGTTTTTTAGATTTTGCTCTTTTTTGCATTAGTCCATACCTTGTGGCGTCAAACAAGTGATCTTCCGCTTTAGTATCTATATCTTCTATCCTTTTTGGATCTGCCGGCAATGATGGTACCGTTCTAAGCCAATGCTTACAGCTCGAAAAAACCTTAAAGGACTTGGCATTTAATCTGTCAATAAACTCGTTAAGTCCTTGGACTCTAGATCCTGGACCTTTAGCGCTTGGTTCCCAGACAACACCGTAATCATTAAATACATCAGCAACAGACTTATGTCTGCCATCCTGCATAAATATGGCCGAATCTGCTATATTTCCTCTGAATTTTATTCCCGCCTTTTTTTCCTTTATTTCTGCAGATAAAATATCTTCTGCAATATTTTCTATTGGGGTTTCTGACCCAACGTTAGGTCTGTCTACCCAATATCTTTCCTTGTATAAATATATACAACCGTCGTAATCTTGAGTAAACCATACGCACCCCGCAGGGGATTTATACCCGTGATCATAGGATTTCCACCTACGCCATTCTAGAGGTATTTCGAATGGTTCTACTATATGTTCTAATGGATCCCAAATAGATTCAAAAAATGCTCCTGGTGCTACATTCCAATCGCCTTCCAACCAAGCCTTAACCAACCAATCTGGGCCAGAAGCTTTAATCCTGTCTATATATCCAGGATCATTATCCATCAAAGGTTTATTATCTGTTATTTTAGATCGTATAAAAATTTTATTATTTTCTATATTATCGATATACCTCTCTTTAACCCAACCATGACCAGGCCCACCGGGGTTAGCACTAGCTCTAAACAGAGTAGGAACACCGGCAGCCGAACGCATAGTAGCCTGCAATAAATCTATAGGTTCTGGAGACGGCCAGTTGCCCAACTCGTCAAAACCTAAAAATGTAACAGAAAAACCCTGCAGTTTCATAGCATCGTTATCTTCATCTAGATGCTTTAACTGTAGTGTAGAACCTTTAGGACTTATCCACTTCCTTTCTCCTACTTTCCAATCCCAACCCTCCTTAACAAATACTTGCTGACCTAGTTTAACCAATTCCCCTGTTTCTGGGTAAGTTCTACGGAATAGTAACCCGTGAGCATCTTCCCCGTATAATTCTGCGTGTCTCCTGAAAGCCAACAACATTCCAACAGATTTTGATCCTCCCCGGGCGCCTCCGAAGAGAATG